TTGCCTGCTCCGGTGCCGGCTTCTCGCGGCGAATACGGCCCCAGGCCGCTTCCACGTAAGCCGGGTGGCGCTCGATGCCCACAAAGTGACGGTGTAGCCGGCGGGCTACCGCCGCAGATGTGCCACTGCCCAAAAACGGATCCAGGATGATGTCCCCGGCCATGGTGCTGGCCAGCAGAATTCGGTGCAGCAAAGCCTCCGGCTTTTGAGTCGGATGCAGCTTCAGGCCGTGGACGTTCCGTAATCGTTCTTGACCGGTGCACAAAGGGATCAGCCAGTCGCTGCGCATCTGGAGATCGTCGTTCAGTGCCTTCATCGCTGCGTAGTTGAACCGATATCGGCTGTCTTTTTGTTTGGAGGCCCAGATCAGCGTCTCATGCGCGTTGGTAAATCGGCGCCCACGAAAATTCGGCATTGGATTCGACTTGCGCCAAATTACGTCGTTGAGAACCCAAAACCCAAGATCCTGCAGGATTGTGCCGATACGGAAAATATTGTGATAGCTGCCGATGACCCACAGGGTCCCGTCTTTGCGTAAAAGGCGTCGCACCTCGGTCAGCCAATCACGGGTGAAAGCGTCATAGGCGGCGAAATCAGAAAACTGATCCCAGTCGTCGTCCACGCCATCGACCAGGCTGTCATCCGGCCGCCGAAGCTCCCCCCGAAGCTGAAGATTATAGGGAGGGTCAGCGAACACGCAGTGAACCGATGCAGCCGGCAACATGCGCATCACCTCCACGCAATCGCCGCGCAATATCTGGTCCAAAGGCAGGTCGCGTGGTAAATCCAAAGCCGTGATTACAGTCCCAGTACGTGGAAGCTATGAAGCTTGAAGATTGCCCCGGATGCACGTCAACTGCGCTTGGGCCCGCGTACGGTCCCACGTTCACCAGGGCGCGCAGTCACTCGCTCTGATCAATGCAGGCGAGCCATATGCAACCCTGTCCCGTCAGTCACGACGCAGAGCATGCGGCCGCCATCTCGCGCCGACACCATGACCATGTCGCCGCCAGCCAACATGTCTCCTGCATCGTCGAAAAACCGGTCTCCCGCGACGCCATCTGCATCGTCGGCTCCCGATTTATAAAGCCATAAAGTGAAGCCTCCCGCATAGGCGAGAACCGAAAGGTTGCGGAGAGAAAAAGCCATGACACACTCCTTTTCCGAACGAGCGATCACCCAATTACGGCAATGCCTGTTCCCGCACTGACTGCCTGGCAGTCGATTTCGTTACAGTAAGGACGAGGCCAGCCGGCGTCAAGGAATATTTTCCTTTTTTTACGCAACTAACCTCGAGAACCCGCGCCCGATGAGTCCCGAAATCTGCGTTCGAAATAGAAAACTAGCCAAGGCGACCACTTTCCTATTGATTTGGCGTAATATCCTAGTCAAGATAATATAATGAAGCACCAGGACATCTGGCGTGCGCTCGATACGCTCGCCGCCGAGAACGGCATGTCTGCCTCAGGGCTGGCGCGCCGTGCGGGACTCGACCCTACAACATTCAATCCGTCCAAAAGAAAGATGCCGGACGGGCGCGCACGCTGGCCCGGAACGGAAAGCCTGGCCAAGGTCTTCGAGGCGACAGGGGCCAACCTTGAAATCTTCTCGCATTTGGTGGCCGGCGAGCGAGCGATTACATCGGGCAGTGCCGGTCCGCGCCGAATTCCACTGATCGGCATGGCACAGGCCGGCGGAAATGGCTTTTTCGACGATGGCGGCTATCCGGTGGGTGGCAGCTGGGACGAGGTAAGCATACCGGAATTGGGCGATCCCCACGCCTATGCCTTGGAAATTTCCGGCGAGTCGATGGAGCCCGTTTTTCGCGACGGTGACATGGTCGTCGTTTCCCCATCCGCGCCAATCCGGCGTGGCGACCGAGTGGTGGTCAGAACGGCCCGAGGCGAAGCCATGGCCAAGCAACTCGTTCGCCAATCAGCACGCCGAATCGAATTGAAAAGCTTTAATCCGGAGCACCCCGACTATGTCTTCGACCTTCGAGATGTCGCCTGGATGCACCGTATCATCTGGGCCAGCCAATGACGTCGGCGTTGTTGCTTATGGGGTCGCTCTAACCGAGACCTCATAGGCAACTAGCGCCGCTATAGCCGCCTGTGCCAGGGCCTGGTCCGAAGGACTCGACGACGCGCTCCACGACGCAACAGCCGCCTGTGCTACAGTCATCAGACGTGCCAGATGAACAACTACCGCCGGATCTGCCGATGTGCTGGCGGCATACGCCCCCTCCAGGCTTGCAGCAAGATTTAGGCCCAAATTGAGGTCAACAACTGCTGTAGGCTTGCTTGTCGAGCAGGCGGCCACGCTTGCGGCAACAGCCATCAACAAAATAGACCTAAGCCCTGCGTGTTTGCTCATGATGTTTTTTCCTTACTCAAGAAATGATCGATGACGTCGGTCGTCAACACACGTGTTTGTTTCACCACCACAGAGTCATCTGGCATAGCAATCGACATCAATGACCCCGCAAGCAGCGGAATCGCCTGATACCAATCGAGTTGCTGTAAAAGCAGTGCAACGATTGTTCCTACAATTGCAGAAAACCCAGCAACCGTCGTCGGCTGCCGGGCCCATGCACGCATCCATGCCATCCTGTTCTCCTTTCTCGATGTTATGTTCGCAAATCCAACACGTATGACTGGAGCTCATTGAGCAACCGAGCGTTATCGGCGCAAAAGGTTTATATCGATAAACCACCGATAGACTGGTTCGACAAGCCAAAGCATACAACTGGTCAACACGCCCCCCACGACCAACAGTGCAGAAATTCTGGAGCGGAGGGCAACAATCTCCTTAACTGGTCGCCGCAGCGCATCGGTCGTAAGAATCAGCCGCTCAACCGATTGCGCGTTCTCCATCGAAGAATGCCGAAGAGCTTCCAACTCATGCTGCGCCATAAACACAACGTAAGTCATCTTCTCTTCGAGGTTCCTCTGATCCCGCCTGAGTGTCGCCAAATCGGATCTCAGCAGATCATGCAACTGCTCCGCCTGCGCTTGGCGAAGGTGTATTGTGTCGTGCAAACCCTGCACACCGGTCAACACCTCTCCCATCTGCTGAAATAACAAATGCATGTCGCCTTGCCCCATGCGTCCGCCCCTAAGTCATGCGATGGTTAAAACCCCTCCATTACTCCAAACTTGGCCTGAACCGGCAGCAGGCTTTATTGTCGGCAATCCAGGCGCGAAAATGCCGCCGGCGGGCGAAAGCCACAGCGCCCCCTTTGGCTGAACACTCAATCCTCCGGCGTTCGTACTGAGAAGACTTAAATTGCCCGCCGATGCGTTCTGCAATACAACCCAATTAGTCGCACCCGGCGTATTGATCAGGCTGGCAATGTTGCCGCTGCCTCCAGCCCCGCCCGCTGCGTTGATGAACAGGCTGCCACCCTTCGTTTGAATGACTCCGTTTACCGTATTGTCCGTCCCGTCGAAACAAAGCGTCGGGGAGTTCGATGCCGTAGCTGGCTGATGTCGAATGATGTTGGCCGCACCAGTAACATTACTCACGCGAAAAAGGGGGGCGCCACCGGCATTCGTCAGAAGATGATCTTTAGTGTTGCCTAGGCCGGCTGGAACACCGACCTGCGACGGTGTAATAAAGGTCAGGTAATTTCCACCCTCCTGTGCCGTGGAATCAAGGATAGCTGTAGATAGGGGAACATTCCCAAGATGGAGGCCCGTAGAAGTAAAGCCAACGGTTCCGTTCGGGCCAACAATTTGTATAGCCGTAGCTAAGTCTTCGAAGTGGCAGTCATTGACCATATTACTCGAAGAGTTGTAAGTACTCTTAAATTGGAAAGCGATATCCTGACTACTGCCGCCAGTCGGACCACCGACGAAGTTACATCCGGAGACATGCAGATTCGAAACGTTTGTCAGGTCAAAGAACACCTGGGTGGTATTCGGTCCACCATTGCGCGTAATGTCCAAATTGGCGAAGAACCCGTCCGTGACGGCGACCATCTGCACCGTTCCAAGGTTCGTGTTAAGCTCGCCATTGGCTACCCAAAGTCCAAGCAACATCGCACGCCCCACAGCATAGCCAGGCCACTTGGTTTCGTCCGTCTGCCTAAATAGATAATCGACACCCACGACAAGCGGGTTACTGATATAAATACCTTCGCAATACCCAGTCTGAAGAACGACGGAGTTGCCATAGTAGGCTTGAATAGCATGCAGCCTGGTATCGACCGATCCATTCAACTCGACTACGGCCGAGGCTGTCGTGCCGGCGGCACTTGGCGGTCCGAACCAAGAAACATTGCTGACCTGCGTGCTCCAGCAATTATTTAAAATAATGCCACGCAAGAATGTCTGCGGAAAAGGTGCAGTCCCGTTTGCCGCATTTGGATACCCAAATAACTCCAAGTCAGTGACTTCGGCAGAAACATAGCCGAGATCCGAAATCGTCGGGTAGGTAATGCGGATACCCGCTGACGTCTGACCCCCTGCATTTTCCGCATACAACGACAAACCCGATACCACCACCTTGCTCAGTACATTGCCTGGCGCGAAATCAAAACCAATACCCGTATGGGACAGATGAACCCGGGTCTGCCCCTTCCCTGCTCCTCTAATTGCAACAGGTTTGCCGCTACATATCAATGGACTCAGGATCCAATAGTCGCCCGCAGGAATGACAATTTCTCCGCCGCCTGGGGCAAGCGATGCAAACGCCGCACCAAAAGCTACGCTGCAATCTGGCCCACCTGAAAGAGCGCCGAAGTCTAGAACGTTAGCCGAGTCAGAAGCGCGCGCAATCAAACCGCGTGCAACGCCATGACCAGACACCGTAATCGTTGCTGAACTTACATCCCCGGCCACAGGTGCCGTCACCTGTCCCTGAGCGTTCAACCCAGCAAGGCCACCCGCCGGAATTCTAGCACCCAACGCCGCAATGCCAGCCTGTGCTACGGCCACGCCTTGGCCCAGTACGGTCAAACTACCGGCAACACTGGGGTCGGTGCTGCTCGAAATTAGGCCCCCAGTCGTGATGCTGACATTCGCTCCCGCGGCGAACAGGGCGCGCAAAGCAGACAAGGGAAGCCGCCGCGGTAATCCTGCCGCATTGACGATCGCCTCATCACTCGCGCCAAAACTTGTTTCCTGACTGAAGCTCGCGTGGTCGGCACCATTTGCCGTCAAAGCCGCGCCTTGCATCGCTAAGCCGAGGCCGACATTTAACGCTTCGGGACCACCAGGCCCAAGTGAAGCACGGCCCAACACACTCGGGCTTCCAATGGAAATCAGCTGCTGCGTACCGCTCAGCAGTTCGGCGACGGTGACCGCACGCGTGATACCGCCTTGACTCAACGGTATTTCGTCCTGCGCACCAGTCTGTGTTGCATTCGGCAATTCCGGGATCGTCGGCATCGTGCCCTAACTCCACACTAAAAACATCAACCGAAAATATTAACTGGTAGTTAGCGCTGCGTGCGTTTGGTCCGTCAAAGCAGCACCGCTCTGGTTGGTCAATATGGTTCCAAAAGCCGAGACCGTGGCCAGTGCGGCGACTGGCAGGGTAACAGTGCGTGCTATCGTTCGGCCGCCATTTGTGCCCGCCACGACTGTTACGGCATAGTTCGTTCCCACTTGCCCACTCGCCAGCCAAAGTATCGCTTGGTCGCCATCGGCGCTGGACGAGACCAGGGTCAAATCACCCACAAGATTGGGGGCAATCTGGACGTCCAGCGTCGCAATAGCGTCATTGCTGTCGCCGGCAATGGCCTCGCTGTAATCGACAACATAGTCCAGAGTATCCCCTGGGTCTTTCACCGGCCACACCAGGCTCGATGGAGCCATCTGCAGCGTGCCGCGTGGAAATGGCCCGAATCCGTCGATGACCACAACGCGGCTTGCACTTGGCAAGACAGTATAGTTTGCTTTCGATGACATTGAAGTCCTTTTCGGCTTGCCGCGTTCTGCTCAGGTGATCTCGCGCCGTCGGCGTCTACCAATCGACAAGCACTAAACCCGCGCCGCCCTGGCCACCCAATCCGGACCCCACGCCACCCGAGCCGCCACCCCCCGGTCCGGCCGCGTCCCGCCCTGCTACTGACCCACCGGATGCGCCGATCGCTCCTGCACCACCACCACCCGAATAGGAGCCACCGCCCGGTCCACTCAGCCATACCCCGCCAGCGCCAAATGGATCACCGCCCAGGCCGCCTGAGACCGACAAGCCCGTGCTGCCCCCAGCGCCACCCGCTGCGCCGCCCGCACCGCCACTGTTTGGACTACCGCTTGCCCCGCCATGCCCGCCTGCCCCCGTGGCAAGAACGCCAAAGCTGGAGGAGCCACCGCCAGACCCTGCGCCTGCGCCGCCATTCCCAACGCTGATGACAAAACTCTGACCGGCCGAGACAGGGTAGAAGCCCTCGCTATAGCCGCCGCCCCCACCGCCCGCGCCGGCGCCACCGAGCCCACTTCCACCTGCGCCACCCCCGCCCCAAACACGAACTTTTACCGTGTTGACGCCGGCGGGAACCGCCCACAGGCCTTGGCTCGTTGGCTGAAACACCGCCAAATGGCTTGTGCCAGGGGAAAGCGCGGGAAGCTTCCACGTGATAAAAGGTGCTGTCGGAAGCGTCACGATGCTCGATGCACCAATCGTCACCTGCCCGAAGCCGACTGTGACGACGTACAACCCTACCCACCCCGCATCGACGGAGGGGACGGAAGGTGTGGCTCCGGACGGCCCAGCTTTCAACTGCAGTTGAACCGTCTGCAATCGCTGCGTGACCTGCGACACGCCGCTATTGCCTGGCCCACTGTAGGGCTGGGTTGGATTACTTGCATTGTAGTAAGGCAGAACAACCGGAGTAGCATCCTGCTCCAACATGCTCGCCTGAATCAAATAGCTGATATATTGTCCCGCAGCGACCGGCGCTGCCAATACAAAGCTTACACTCACCAATTGCACCGCGACGTGGACTAGCTGATCATTCGGTAACGCCGGCAAGGACCCAAAAGGCAACTGGTCCACTGCGCCAAACTGGGTCAGGCTACCCGGCCCAATCATCACGGACATCGTCGCAGGCTGCGTCGGGCTGCACGCCAGGCCATCAGCCACCGTAGCAGTGCCAAGCGTTGCCTGTGCAAGATAACCAAGAGCGACCATCGTATTGCGCTGAATACTAAGAAGGTCGGTGTCCAACGGAATACTTCCTGGATAGACGATTTGCCTGTCCATTGCGCAACTTCTCCTTTGATTCGATATCGATGTGTAGGCCTGCCGTCATACTGTGCTGCGCCAGCCCCTAATTGCTGATGCGAACCCAGGCTGTACTGCCCAAGGGAAGAACGGACGATGCCGCCGAAAGGATGTCGTTGTCGTCCACAGACACTGCAACCATGCTCAGGTTTCCGTAGGCCGGCACGCCGCCGGTCCCGAACCCCGCCAAACTCGCAATCCCTTGCCCTCTAGGCCTGAACGCGGTCACAAAACACGTGTGCGACAGGGCAAGATTGCCCCAGCCACCCGCCACACAATAGCCCAAGCCACCAGTGCAATACCCGCCAGTATCGGCCGCCCGCGCTGGCTCGAAAATTTGCGGATCCTGCCCAGTCAGCTGCCGCAAAACCAGTTCAAGGGCCTGTCGCGTTCCACGTGGCCGGAATAATTCTTGGCTAATTCGCACAACGAAACTTGCATCTATTTCATCGGGACGTCTCGCCAGCATCGAGCCAAAAAAGTCCGCGGCGTTCGAATCGAGAAACGGCCCAAACGAACTTGTCATCCGCGCTATGGCCTTGACCATTGTAACAAGCGTGTAGATCGCCTGCCAAGCTCCTCCAAATGCACCAAGTACCGCGTCCGTCACTGGCGCGTTATCGCCGAACCATCCTCGAGGCAAGACGACACGCATCCTGCGCACAAAGTCTCCAACGTCGCCGATCATCTCAGCCTACACTTACTTGTATACCGGTAAGCTGAAACACCTCGCCCGCACTAATCTGCATGTCGGCCTCCACACCATTGAGGTGAGCCAATGTGACGCTCAGAATCGAGCTATCAGACTCGTGCGCAAGAGCCTCCAATTTCGAAACGGACAATTCCGATCCCATAGGTAGTCCACGTATCCAGGAAATCACGGACACCTCAACTCCGGCCGTAACGGTTGTGTCCGGAATCCGACCGGACGTCCTTAATATGATTTCGACAGCGACTGGCACTAACACCGGCCCGCTGATTGAAAATGTCGACCCGATTGGCCGAACGCCATCCACGGCTAGACTGATGGCCGAGATCAACGCGGTGCTGGCCGTCCCGCTTCCATCATCGGCGTAAACGCAGAAGTTCCCGGGCACCCCATTGCCAAGCCGGTCAACATTTTCCAGGACATTGTAGCGCAAACCCTGCTGCAAGCTTTCAATGGCTGACCCTATAGCCCCGACAGTAGCGAGCGAACGGCTGTTGATATACAATTGAAAACGTGCACGCAGAGCGATGTCGCTCTCTGCGTCCACACCACCCGCTAATCCGTTCTGGTTTGTGACGCTATCGACGCCCGGAATGGCTGTTCCGACTAAGCTAATCGCCCCGGCCAAGACATTTCCAGACACACCGGCCAGGATGGCTGTGACAGGCACCAACAGGCTTGCGACTCCTGAGTTGAGAGTGTAGCCAGACACGCCATTCCACGCCGAATTACCGGTATCGACCGACACTAAGAAACTTAGACTTGCATCGGCCGTCCTTACAACTGCCCCGACGGGGATCTGTGCCATAATCCCAGGCGTGTAGCGAGAAAAGACTACCTGACCGACACTCTGGGACCCAGGCAGTCGGGTCACAGAAAAGTCTGCCATCCAGCTGTCGAGATCCGCCCCGATGCTGGTAGCCGCCCGTGTCGTGGCAAGGACCTGCAAAATTAGCCATTGCATCCACAGTGCCACCGACGCGCACGATTCAAGTAGCGCTCTCATGACACTGCCAATAGACAAATCGACGAGCTGCGCCGAACCTCCTTGCAATCCAGCCGACATATTCTGTAGCAGGACACTAAAGTTCTGCAATGGTAATATCATCTCAGACGCCCACGGAGAAAGACAGGGTCTGGCCACTCAAACTAAATGCGTCATAGTAGAGGATTTGAACGAAAACCCCGCCATCGGCCGTTATCTGCACATTGATTTTCGGCTCAGGCGCGCGTGCCACATTGCTCTCCATAAAAACTTGCGATCGGATAACGGCTTTGATGGCAGGTATATTCGCTGGAAGACCAACGAATTGGGCCAGACCGGCACCATAATTTGGCTGCCACAGGTAGTCCCCTGGGTTGGTCAGCAATCGTCGCAGAAGCCGCTGCTGGCCAAGCACGTCTCCGACGACTACGGCAATGTCTCCGGTTGCACTCGCGGCCATATCGCCACCCCAAAGTAACGCAGCGTCTGCCATACGCCATTTCTTTCAATCTATTGGGCTTGGTGGCGCACTCTGCGGTGGGTGCACGTGCTCATTATAATGACCGCGTAGTTGGGCCAGCGAGCCGTGCCCATCGAAGACGGCACCTGTTACGTGCATATCGCCGGCATGCGTCCAGGTCCCGGCGGAGCTCGCAATCGACCCATCGTTCAAAAACTTCAGGAAACTGCCAGTCTTGTGAACCAACCAGAATTCGCCAACCGGTGCTGCTGGCGCGACCGCTGTATTCGACCACAGGCGCGCTACTACGATGCCGTGTTCCGAGCTTCCCTCCTGCCAAATGATCAACACCTGGTCGCCAGGCGACGGCAGACTAGCCAAACCCCAGCCAGCACCAACCCAAGTCGAACTGACGGGTAGCCAACCAGAAAGTACATTTTCTGGCTGGATCATGGCACGAACCGTATAGGCCGCTGGATCAACCGATGAAACAACACCCATTCTCGGCTGACCCCAACTCTGGTCCAGTTGCGCCGAATGAGCTTTCAAGTGATTTAGGAAGTTAG